ATGTTTAGTGAGCTATGGGTACAAGAGTTTGCTAAAAAAGGTGGTGGTCATCACTCTGCACACATACATTGGAATCAACACGTATCAGGTTTTTATTTTTTAAAAGCTAGTGATAAAACATCATATCCTATATTTCATGAGCCAAAGACTGGTGCAAGAACAACAAAATTAAAAATGAAATCAGATTTAAAAGGTGTGTGGGCTGGTCATGAACAATTTCATATGAAACCAAAACCAGGCACATTAATTATATTTCCAGGTTATTTAGAACACGAATTTTCAGTAGATTTTGGAATTGAACCATTTAGATTTATACATTGGAACATACAAGCAGTACCAAAAGAAATGGCTAAAGATGTCATTTAAAAAAAATAAATACACAATTATTCGTCAAGCTATATCAAAAGACCTAGCATCTTTTGTTGCAAATTATTTTTTAATGCAAAAACAAGTTTATGATACTTGTAAAGCTGCAAGATACTTTTCACCATTTGAAAATATTTTAGGGTACTATGAAGAACCAGATGGTCAAATACCGAACACTTATTCTCAATATTCTAATATGGCTATGGAAACTTTATTACTTAAATGTCAACCTGATATGGAAAAAGCAACGGGATTAAAACTGTATCCTGCATACACCTATGCAAGGATATACAAAAAAGGCGATGAATTAAAAAGACACAAAGATAGATTTAGTTGTGAAATATCTACTACTATGAATCTTGGCGGTGATGACTGGCCTATATATTTAGAACCGTCTGGAGAAGTTGGTAAAAAAGGTGTTAAAGTAGATTTAAAACCAGGAGATATGCTAGTTTATTCTGGCTGTGAATTAGAACATTGGAGAGAAAAATTCAAAGGCAAAGAATGTGTGCAAGTTTTTCTACATTATAACAATCGTAAAACACCGGGAGCTAAAGATAATATGTTCGACAAACGTCCACATTTAGGTCTTCCTTCCTGGTTTAAACGATGATATAATCCTTAGATGGAGGCACGGCACCACCACATACCCCGTGTCTCCTTTTAAGGACATTTATGAATTTAGGTTTTGACGCAATTTCACAACTCGCTATATCTCAAGTAGGAGCGGACAATGTAGTATCTATCGCTGTTACAGGTAATAATTTAGTTGCTAACATTGGTAATCCTAATATTGCAGCAGACGCTGTTCAACAAAATATAAATCCAAATCCATTTACACTTGGTGTTGGAACTGTAACAATAGTTGGTACAGCAAATCTTGAGGCATCTAAAAATCCACTTACTCTTGGAACGGGGACCGTCACAGTTTCTGGTAATGCGGATATAGCAGCATCTGGAAACAACTTGATTATACGTAGTGGATCTGTTAGTATTGTTGGAACTGCGAGTATAGAAGCACCTGCTAACGCTATGACTTTAAGAACAGGCGAAGTAGGAGTTATTACGTGGAACGAAATTGTACCAGGAGCAACAATGGTTTGGACACCAATAAAACCGTACGGATAATATGGCATCAACATTTTCAACAGATTTAGCATTAGAATTAGTAGCAACCGGTGAAAAAGCTGGTCTATGGGGTACCATAACAAATACTAATTTACAAATATTACAACAATCAACATCAGGTGTAGTTAATGTTTCTATGACATCAAGCTCTGATAAAACTTTACTTTTATCAGATGGTGCAACATCTGACGGTAAAAATATTTATCTTAAACTAACAGGCACAATGACAGGTAATGTTAATTTAATTATACCTGCATCAACAACTGGTGGTACAGCCACTAGAGTTTATATTGTTCAAGACGCAACAGATAGAACTACAGCTAACAAATATACATTAAGTATTAAAACAGCTGGATCATCAAATCCAATACCTGTTCCTGTGGGATCTACAATGTTAATTCATTCTGATGGAACAGACGCAAGATTAGATATTTTACAAAAAGGTAATTTTGCAATTACATCTAGTTCCATCACAGCATACACTGCTGTAGCTGGTGATAATTTATTAATTGATACAACAGCAGCTGAAGTCACGATCACATTACCAGCATCGCCTGCTATGGGTGATGAGGTTAGTATTATGGATGTTTCTACAACAGGGGGTTTTGGTACTAATAAAGTAACTGTAAATAGAAACAGTCAACCAATAAGAGGTGCTGCATCTAATTTAGAATTAACTACAAATAATCAATCGATTAAATTAAGATACACTAACGCAACCAAAGGTTGGCAATACGTATACAACCAAACTACATAGGAGTAAAAAATGCCACTTACGAAAATTAAGTTTGCTCCTGGAATTGATAAACAAGATACATCAGTTGGAGCAGAGGGTCGTTGGGTAGACTCAGATAATGTAAGATTTAGATATGGCCTGCCAGAAAAAGTAGGTGGGTGGCAATCTCTTTTAACAGATACAATCGTAGGTGTAGCAAGAAAACAACATGCTTTTGTTGATACAGATGGCAATAGATATGTTGCACTGGGCACAGATAAATTTTTACTTATATACTTTGAAGGACAATTATTTGATGTCACTCCATTACAAACAAAAGTAACGAGTGTGGTGATGTCCGCTTCAGATGCCTCACAAGAAGTTTCATTAACTTTTGCTGCTGACCATAATTTAGAAAGTGGAGATATAATTTTATTGAGTAATGTAACTGTGCCAACTGGTATAGGTTTAACTGATGCTGCTTTTGAAGGTAAACTATTTCAAGTAACTAGAGTAACATCAAATTTAATTGCAATAATAACTGGTACACAAACAACAACAGGAGCTGCTGGTGGTGGTAGTTGTGATGTGACTCCATATGAAAAAATAGGACCTGCAGCACAATCATATGGCTATGGTTTTGGTATAGGTAATTATGGCGGTACGGTGACGGGCGCTGCAACTACAACTTTAAATGGATCGTTGAACGCGGACACTGCAGGTACTGGTGGATCGGGGACCGCGGTTACAGTTGTATCTACAACTGGTTTTGCAAACTCAGGAACAATTGCAGTTGCTAATGAATTAATTACATATACATCCAAAAGTTCTACACAATTTTTAGGTATTACCAGAGGTACAAACGGAACGGCAACAGCTGGTACATCAAACGGACAGGCACACAGTAGTGGTGCTACAGTGACAGACGCAAGTTTATTCTCAGGTTATGGTAGTGCAGTGCAAGCATCTACTGTAACTCTTGAACCAGGACTTTGGTCTTTAAGTAATTTTGGTGAAGTGTTAGTTGCAACAATCGCAAACGGTAAAACATTTACATGGAATGCAGGAGCTGCAAATCCAACAGGCAATAGAGCTGCTACAAACACATCTGGATTTGAAACAACAAATAATCCAACTGCAACTCGAGTTACTCTAATATCACCAACAACACGACACTTAATTCATTTTGGAACAGAAGTAACAATAGGTACACCAACAACACAAGATGATATGTTTATAAGATTTTCTGTTGATGAAGATATAAATGAATATACACCTCAAGCTACAAACACAGCAGGCACACAAAGATTACAAGATGGCACAAAAATTATGGGTGCACTAAAAGCAAAAGAAAATATTTTAGTATGGACTGACAATGCATTATACGCAATGAAGTTTGTAGGTGCACCATTTACATTTGGTTTTGAAGAGGTGGGCACAAACTGTGGACTCATTGGTAAAAACGCAGCTATTGAAATAGATGGAGTTGCGTATTGGATGTCACCAAATGGATTTTTTTCTTTTGATGGTACAGTTAATACACTACCATGTTCTGTAGAAGATTATGTTTATGATGATGTTGATACAACAAAAGGGCAACAAATTTGTGCAGGTATAAACAATCTATTTACAGAAGTTATTTGGTGGTACCCGACTGCTAATTCTACATTTAATGATAGATATGTGGTTTATAATTATGGAGAAGATAACGCTAATTTACCTATGGGTAATTGGTATACAGGTACGAATACAAATTCTATAAGAACAACTTGGATAGACTCACTTGTATATCCTAAACCATATGCAACTGCATACAACAGTTCTAATTCAGGAACTTTTCCAGAAGTCATTGGTGAAAGCGGTTTGGGACAGACTGTATTTTTTGAACATGAAATAGGAACTGATCAAATTAATCCTGATGGTAGTACAACAGCTCTAACATCTTTTGTTGAGTCTTTTAGTTTTTCTCTACAAAAAGATCAAAGTGAAATATTTTTAGCAATGCGTAGATTTTTACCAAACTTTAAAGTGTTAACAGGTAACAACCAAGTAACTATATCTGTAAAAGATTTTCCAGCTGATGATAGCACAGCTACAAATTTAAGTCCTT